GCCACCCATAGGAACTGGGGGAGCAACGATTACTTGTGGGCGAGTTGATGGGGGAGAAATTTGGGTTTGCGATTGCTTAAGGGCAGATTTTCCAATAACCGCAGTCAAAATAGTATTTGCGATCTCTTGAGTAGCCGAGCCTATTTTTCCTTGCTTAACTTCATCCATAAATGGGCGAAGTTTTTTGTCGTCAATAGCTCCAATCTCAACTATAGTTCCTCCTTCATCAGGAACGCCCAAATCACCTTTCTTAAAATCTTTAGGGAAAAATCCATATATTGCTGCTAAAGCAACATCGATTGGAGTTCTATTTCTAGAGATAACTCCAGATCTTCCGCCGCCAAATTGATCCAAATGTAGTTCTATAAATTGATTCCCTCCACCCTCAATTCTTTTAGTATCTTCTCGTATTCCCTTGTAACTTTTTATATCATGAAATCCAATATTTTTATAAACATCTGGGGATGATGATACAATTGATTTCATTGCTTTTATAAGTTGTGACATGGCATAACTTTCAGTAACCCCTGTTCTGGGATCTGTAGTACCACCTACTGATTTATTATCAGACCCTACTGTTCCGCCTGGCATTGCTGGAGCATGACCTGCACCAAATATAATTTTTTGGCCCCCGACTTGACCGCCACCTGCCATTGCTTGAATTCCAGTTTTACCAAAAACTGTTCTATTAGAACCACCTGCCATCGAATTCATGGCAAGTAAAGTATCTCTACCCCAGAAATCCCCAGCCTTATTACTCATCATAACCTCACCTTCTTGGGCGGCTATAAGTCTGTCATCTTTTCCAAAACCACTTATTTTAATTCCTGAATTTTTCTTAATTTGACCCCCAGTATCGAATAAAATATCTCCAATGTTTATAACTTCTCCACCGCCTTCTTGCTGCTGCACTGGAAAAGTTGGTATTTGAGGAGGTCCAGGGATCGTTGGAATTTGAGGAGAACTGATCGGTTTTGCTCCAGGTATTAATCTAATAGCATTATTAATTTGATTTATTACTGAGCCAATCCCATCATTAATAGCTTGTATTACAAAATTGATGGGAGAAACTATAAAATCCCACAAAAACTTAATAATATCATTTAAAAATTTTATCACCATATTAGCAAAATTTTTAAGAGGAGTTAAAATAATGCTAGGGTCTTTAATTACTGACAGTAAAAACTTTATGGCTCCTCCCATCAATATATTCATAAAAAAGTTTTTAATCATATCAAAAAAACTACTAAATGGCTTCACCAAAGCTGGTATTATATTTTTAGATGTTTTTTCTCTACTTTCTAATTCAGCTTCTCTTGTTCTTTTTTTAGTTTTCTCTTCGTCTATCCTGGCTTGCCTATCTTGTTTTATATCAGCAGATAATTGACTTTTTAAAATAGATAAAATATCTTTTACAGAAGAATTTATTGATTTAAAAACGCCCAATAAATCTTTAGTTAAAAAATTTGATATTTCAGCGCAGCAATCTTTACTTTCTGAAGAAGAAATATCTTTTAGGTTTTTCGTGCTTGCTGATCCGGGTAATAATTTTATAGAATTTATTTTTACATTATTTTCTTTTGGATACGCTACTCGATTAGTTACTTTTGCTGGATCAATTTTTTTTGCTTTTATCTTAAATTTTTTAGATTTATCCTTTATCCCCTTTACTCGTTTTAGCTCATCATTTACTAATACAATATCATCCCTCGAAATATCCGTCGTTGCCATCCTGGCAGCGGCAGATTTTTCTTTTAAAAGCGTATAATAATCATCATATGTATGATCAAATTCATATGAAAGATTTAATAATTTTAATATTCTAGGATCTATTTCTTCTTCAATTAATTGATCATTTTTTGTTTCGCTCGCAATTATCTCGGGCGATAATAAATTTGATCTTTTTGGATTTGATGGTACATCAATTGCCATTTTGCTGCTGCTTTAGTTTTTCATCTTCCAGATGCTGTTTTAGTAAGCTAATATAAATGTCCCTTTCCCAAGGAATCATATTTTCAATCTCTGTTAATGAATATTTATGATACTGCATCAACGCAAAATTTATCTTGAAGTAATTTTCAAGATCCATATGCGCCATCCCTAACCGAAAAAACTCGATAATCCTTCCATCACAACAGTACTTTCAACATTTGTATTTGGATTTATAAGAGTTATTTCGTGAGAAAGTTTTGGCATAGTCTCAAAAAATCTCTCAATTTGTTTGAATTGAACACTATTCATTTGCTCCAAAAAATCAATAATTTCTTTTTTAGTGAAATTAACTGTTTCCCATACTTCATCTTCATTATAAATTTTATCAATACATGTCGATATCAATTCAAATGATTGATCCATTCCAGAACCGCCAGAGAAGTCAAAATTGGATTTGATAAATTGTTCCAATGATGGATATTTCATTTCCATCATTAATTCATCATCTAGCTTAATTTTATTAGTATGTCCTTCCTTCCTTATAACTTTAATATCATCTATATTTAATTTTACCGCAACAGAAGTAACTCCATCATCTGGACATATTAAATTAACTTCAATATCTTCACCGACAGACTTTCCTCTTATATTTAAAAACAAATATTCAATATCAAAAGTGGGTAAAGTTTCTACTTTAACTCCTTTTGTTTGAATACAATTTTTCAATACTGCCTTAATAGCGTTAGAAATTTCTTTTGTATTTTCACTTTCTAATGACAGTAGTAATAATTTTTCTTCTTTTACTAGAAATGGACGATATTTAATTTTTTGATTATTTGATGGCAACTCAAGTTCATAAGTAGGAGTCGCAATAGTTGGTAAAGGCATGATCTCTCAAAAAAATCAGATATTAGTATTTATTAAGCTATCCCACGACCAAAGTTTGTAACATCTTGATTTGGATCCCCAGGTGCCTGTCTTTGCTGGAAATTTCTACCCTCAATTCCATTATTATAATACTTATCAAACCTAAACTTACCCAACTTGCTGGTATCAAAATCATAAGTTGATGGAGTCTTTTTCCAAAAATCAAAAGAATTAAATTCAACAACTCCTGGAGATTTTGAATCTGGAATAGACTCTGGCAGATAACTACTACCTTTTCTTTCTCTTACATATCTAATATAAGAAAATGATACCGTACATTTTAGTAGTTGACTTGTATCATAACTTATTGGGGTTGATATGACATTAACTGGAAAAGCATCTACAAATGTATAATCCATAGATGTTCCATAATCTTTTTCAAATTTGGTTAAGAATATATTACTCTTATAAAGAGTTGGATAATTCATCCTATAATGAGCTGTATTTTGTTTATACTCTTCTCTAGTAAATGTAGTTCCACCTCCAGTAATATAATCCATCCAGCTATCGAAAAACTCAATAACTCTATAATCCCTATCTACGTAAAATGTCAAATCAATAGTATCATCATAAATTCTTCTATATGCCATTTTTTCAGTAACTCCATGATAATCATTTGTAGATTCATGAGTCGCTAAACTTGATCCAGGCAAAGCAGTTTCAGAACATAAAAGTTCTATATTTGAAATATTTTCAAAGTCTATATTCCTACGTGAAAGAAATGAACTTACGGAAGAAGGCACACCAAACTTGACATGATAAATTGAGGTTTGGGCGATATTGAGAAATCTAGTTTTTAATTCACTTACAGTATAGCTTCTAGGGTTTCCAGCAGACATTTATAAATATCTTTTAGTTTATATATTATGTATGGCGGAAAGTCTAAAATCAAAATACAAACCATCAAATCCAAAAAAATATACAGGCAATCCGAATAATATTATTTGTAGAAGTAGTTGGGAAAGAAAATTTTGTCATTGGTGCGATTTGAATGAAAATATAATTTCTTGGGGGTCTGAAGAATTCTTTATTCCATATAAGTCACCGGTTGATGGAAGAGTTCATAAGTACTTTCCAGATTTTATTATTAAAGTTAAAGAATCAAGTGGACAAATAAAAACTTATGTGATTGAAGTTAAGCCAAAAAAGCAAACAGTGCCACCAGTAAAGAAATCAAGAACTACTAAAAATTATCTTTATGAAGCAAAAACTTATGCTGTAAATCAAGCGAAATGGAATGCAGCAAAAGAATGGTGCGATGATAGATTAATAGAATTTAAGATTATTACAGAAGATGAACTGGGAATCAAATAAATATTAAAAAAGTAACTATTAATAGGTCATTTTAATGGCAAAAAGAGCAATAGTCGGAGGAAATTTACTTGAAATAGATGGCTATGATAATTTAGAGTCTCCAAGAGTATCTAAAGTAGGAGAACCAGCCTTTGCTGAGTGGAATTCCCCCAACAATGGTTGGTATGTAAAATTAGATACAGTGTTTAAAGATGGTTCAAACACTGAATCATTTTTAAAAAATTATTCATATGATCTCACCCAAAATACCACTAGCATAATAAATGACCTTCCAGCAGATGTAAGAAATAAATTCTGGCAAGAAAATATATTTACTCCAGGAATAATTGGAAATGGAACAACTAGTGAAAATTCAGAATCAGGAAGTCAACAAACTGGAAATACTTCAAATCAACAGCAGAGTGGTAATCAACCATTATCAGTAAATTATAGATATCCAAAAAAATTCAGTAAAGAATTTGATTACTTATTAATAACAAAATACGAATATATTCCGACAAATTATACCAGTAAAAACCTTGGCGAAGGAGCTGCGTTTAGTCCAGAATCAGTAGAAAAACGAATGGAAAAAAACTCTAAGGGTTCTGTAGCATTACCGATGCAAGGGATTTCGGAATCGAATTCTGTATCATGGACTGGCGACAGTCTAAATCCAATTCAAGCATTTTTTGGTAAAATTGCTGGACAGGCTATTGAGGATGTTTCAACAGGAAATCTTTTTGGTGCTGCTGGTGGGATGGCAAAAAGTGTCATGGAAGGGTTAAATCAAGTATCCCAAAGCACTGATGTACAAGATTTTTTAACGCAATATTTTGCTGGACAGGCTGTTGGAGCAAATTTAGTAACCAGAAATACTGGATTAATTGTCAATCCAAACTTGGAATTGCTGTTTCAAGGTCCATCATTAAGAACATTCTCATATTCGTATAGATTCAATCCAAGAGATGATGATGAAGCAAGAGAAATAAGAAACATTATCCTATTTTTGAAGCGAGGAATGGCAGCTAAAAAAGGAGATATTAATTTATTCTTAAAAACTCCAGATGTATTTAAATTAAAATATATCTTTGGAAAAACAAATAACGAGCATCCATTTTTAAATAAAATAAAATTATGTGCTTTAACAAGTGTTAATGTTGATTATTCTCCGGACGGAAATTATATGACATATCAAGATGGATCAATGACTTCTTACAGCGTGAATTTAACATTTTCCGAATTAGAGCCAATCTATGAAAATGATGTACCAGAACCAGGCACTAATAGTTCAACAATGGGTTACTAAAAATGGCAAATCCGTATTTCAGACAACTACCTAATTTTGAATATGTCAGTAGAGATAAAAATTCAAAAAGCATTTCTGATTATGTAGCTGTAAAAAACTTATTTAAAAGAGGAAAATTAAGAGAGGATATTTTTGAAAATTTATCTTACTTTGAAAAGTATTCCATTGTAGGTGATGATAGACCGGATAATGTTGCATATAAAGTCTATGGAGATGCGACTTTAGATTGGGTCATTTTATTATCAAACAATATATTAAACATACAAAATGAATGGCCACTTCCTCAAAATATTTTTGATTCTTTAATGCTTGAAAAATATGATACTTACGAAAATCTATATTCAGGTATTCATCATTATGAAACAGAAGAAGTTAGAAATTCTAGAGGAGAGATTGTATTAAATTCTGGAATAAAAATCAATACAAATTGGAGAGAAAGTGGCAACTTTATCTCTACAAGAAGAGAGCGAGATATTGTTTCAATCGTTTACAGATCAGATAGTAATTTAATTGAAATCTCATTTTTGACTCCAATAGATGGAATAAGCGTTCAGAGTGAGTTTACCGTTTCTGGTGTTGATAATTCAATATTTAATGGCAACTTTGTAGTCAACTCTATAAATGAAGATTACTCTAGCGGTAAAGTTTCAACTATTAAGTATGAAGTAAACTATTCATCTAGTGAGGATATAATTGTAGAATTGACTGGGACTGAGTATGTAGAGTTTTTCCCAAGCGGAGAAGATGTATCAACAAATCAATATTATTACGAGTATCTTGATAATTCTTTAGGATTGGTTGAAAGAATACCAGCAAATACTTTTTTAACCCCAATTACAAACTATCAATATGAATCTGAATTGGAAAATGAAAAAAGAAATATCTATATCCTAAAAAGTCAATACTTAAATATTGTATTTAATGACATGGATGAAATTATGACCTATAAAAAAGGTTCCGAACAATATGTGTCCGAAACCTTAAAGAGAGCTGATAATATTAGATTATATCAGTGATCAATCCATATCAACTAGCTTAGAAAAGTAAGACAAAGCATCATCTTCGTCTTCATCAACATCTGAACTCAAAGAATTTAGTTCTTTTTTCAGGTTCTCTGGAACAGGAGGTGTTTTACTTTTAATATATGATTCCTCCAGTTCATCCATTACATTCTTGGCTGAGCTTTGTGGTTCAGTATACTCTTCATATTCATCTTCCTCAGAAATTGATGATTTACGAGCTGATTCTTTTTGACCAAGAACATACTTGAGACGCTTCTCAAGATCATCATACGACTTAAACTGATCATCTGCAATTAGAGCACTTAAAGAATACTCCTTTTTCCAAAGTGATTCTAGAGCATCGTCGTCATCCAGAAGAGGTTCAATAGAACCAAACTCAGATTTGTCATAATTCCAATAACCATCTTTCTTTACGATTTTGATTTTGAAATTAGCACCTTGCCAAAAATCAAAAGGATTGATTGGCGTTTCATCCTCAAACTCTGGTTGCATGGCTTCCATAATCTTATCAAAGATTTTTTTACCATACTTGAATAGAAATACTTTTCCTTCGTTTTGAGGGTTAGCTGGATCCTTTACAACATAGATGTTGCTGTAGAACGATAGTTTACGCTTTTGCTTGCGAACTGTATCTTTATCCTTTTCGTTACCACTGTTCCAGAGTTCACGATTATATTCGGAAACTGGATCCTTTTGCCCAACGGTTGTTAGTGAATTTTCAATATACCATCCACCGGGTCCTTGAAATGCATGACTATACAGCTTTACCCATGGAAGATCTTCTCCCTCTGGAGCTGGGAGAAAACGAACAACAGCAAATCCGTTTCCAGTTTTATCCATCTCTGGCTTCCACAGACGATCATCAGATGAACTGGAGTTGGAACTCATCTTTTCAACTTCCTTAACTAGTTTACTAGTCAGAGATCCAAGACGGGATTGCTTTTTAAGATTTTCAAAAGACATTAGATTACCTCTTTAGATTTTAGTATTTGGCCTTTGGGACGACTTTATCTTAGCAAAGCGAAGAAGGGATGTCAAGCCCTCTCTATGGAATTTTTCATATTTTCAATAATATTACTCATATTATTGAAAACAACATTCATATCAAAATTTTCGGGCATACCCATAGTCACAGCAGATTCTTCTATTTTTTTTCTGATTCGAATTGCCTCTTCATCGTCGGAAAGTTTCAATCTCGTATAAAGAATTTTTTGACGTTCCAACAAATCCTGTAATGTTTGTATATGATCTAATTTTTCTTCCCTATCCATAGAAGAGAGAGAAAAAATTTTGTTATAAATTCTTTCTTGAAGAAATTGTATTTCCTCAAGTTCTTTTTTTACTATTTCAGAATCAAAAAATTTCATTTAGGTATTACCGCTTGTTTTAATATCTCTTTATATTTTGAGATATCAATATTTAGAAATGGGGAGTATTTGTGTATTTTATTTGAAACCAATTCCCAGATAGGATCTTTAAGTTTAGCATCAAAGTTATTTTTGTATCCTAAAATTTTATCAAGGATAATTAGGGTTTCTAATGAAACCTTTTTAGATAAAAATAACTTTAAAATTTTAGGGTGCTTTGACCCAGAAATATAAAATACATTATCAAAATTTTCATTTAAGAATGTAGTTTCAATCTCTTCCCGAAAAAAGTAGGATAGAGATTGAATTCTTTTTTGCCATTCTTTATAATTATCTTCCCCATTTTTGATTATTTCTCCGATCCAGACTTGCTGAGGATCATCAATTAAAGCAAAATTAGAGATGAAGAAATTTACAATCTCCTCATCCTTTTTCTGCCTACTTAACTTTTCAAACCAAAACCTATCTTTTCTTTTATAAAAAGAACTTTCACTGGCTCTGACTTTCCCATTATATTTTATATAATCATAATCAAGTTTAGTAAAATGATTTTTCAAAGATACATAAGTCTTATAGACTTCAACCGGAGTCATTTTAATCATTCAGATAGGCAGTTTAGCTCTAGACGTTTTTTTGAGAAAATTTAATTCCATTGCGTTCCACTTAATTTTTTCTTTAAGTGGTTTTGATATTAGTTTTGGTACGGACTCAACATCAATACTGTTAATATCACAATAATGAACTATGGCACTAATATAGTCCATATCTTCATCATTTTTTACAATGTCTTCAATATCACGAGCAAATTTTTCAGAGCACATAAATTTTTTATCAAACTCATCTTGTAATTTAGTTTTTATTTCTGTTGTCATTTGAGATTAGTTTATCTTGTACGAACTTTTTAATATATTTTGTCAAAAGACGAATATATTTTTCTTTGTCCCTTTCTTCATAAACGACAACTTCTCCATTTAAGCATGTCATAATAATAACAAATTTCTTAACCGACAACCCGGTCAATTCATGTAACATGCAAGCATACGCACAACACTGCACGAAATAATGTTCAATCCAATCTCTTGGTTTAGGACTTTTTGATGTTTTAAAATCTACTATTGATAGTTCTCCATCAAATTCTGCGATACAATCAACAGTTCCGGCGATTCCAAAAAATTCACTATAAAGAGAACCTTCAAGTGAGTAAATATTATTTATACGATTCAACTCCGGTTTAGCAATCTTAAACAAGTACTCGGAAATTGGTTGAACTTGAGGGAGTTCTTTATTTAAAAGATGATTCTCAATTAAAGTATGAGCATCTGTCCCTCTACTAGTCGCTTGTCTAGTAATTTTATCGGCTTCTTCATCACCGACTCTTTTTCTCCACTTTTCAAAAATTTCTTTATTATAATGACTAATAACTGAAGTAATTGATACGGCTCTAAATGGATCGGAGTTATCTCCAATTTTATAATAACGAACCCCATCAATTACTTCTCTTTGAAGTTTGGGAAGATCTAAATTTACATGATTAAACATTACAGATTCAGTTCGTGCTTAGCAATAATATATTCTTTACATAGACCAGAACGAACAATGTCTTCTGGCTGAAACTCAATTATATCAAAAGATGGCATAATACGCAAGATCTTCATGAAATCAACAATACCATTTTTTTCGTTGGTTTTTACCAAATCACTCTGCATGGCATCTCCGCAGAACATGATCTTACTATTTTCTCCAACACGAGTAATAATTGAATCCAGTTCGTGGAAGTTAAGATTTTGAAATTCGTCTACAATAATAATTGCGTTATCTAAAGTAGTACCACGAATAAATGAAGTGCTCCAGAAACTAATAGTGCCTTGAGTTTTAAGGTTGCCGTAAAGCATTTCAAAATCAGTATCAGTAGGCATCTCAAACATATGCTTTACCATATTCTTATAAGGAATTTGATAAAGAGAAGATTTATCTTCATGATCTCCTGGAAGAAAACCAATTTCTCTGGTCGCTACCAAAGACCTAACGATGTAAATTTTTTCGTAGGGTGTTCTTTCATTTAGAACATCTTTTAAGGCATTGTAAAGAGTAATAAAAGTTTTTCCAGTTCCGG